CGAACGGAGCGGGGCAGCCGCCCGGACGGCACTGCTCCGGTTGTAGCTCCACCGTCTCGGAGTTGCGCGGCATGTCGCGCACCGAGCCGTCCTCCACCTTGCTGGTCCACTCCTGGAACACGTCGTCGAGCTTGAAACTCATGCTGATCTCCCTTGCGTGGCACCGCCCATCGCAGTGCTCGCCGCCATCGTGACGGAAAAGCGAACGCCTCGCCAGGACCATCCCAACGAGGCGCTCGGGCACCGACCGAGGCAGTGCACTATCGCGACGCCGCAACGTGGCGAGCGGCGCGCGAGTCCCTACGAGTAGAGGAAGCGGCCGTCCTCCGCCTCCCACTCGATGTCCAGCGTGACGAACTCGTCCCGGCCACCCACCTGCACAGGCATGTCCGAGAAGAAGATGTTGTCGAACGCGGCACGCACGCGCGAGCCATCGGCCAGCGCCAGCGTGCTGGTGATGTTGAACTGGTCGCTGGCTGGACGCCGGCGCTGCGAGCGGTCCTTGGCGCGCTCGATGAACCGGAACGCCTCCTGCGCCTCGATCTGCACCTGCATCCGCCCCCTGGTCCCCTTGAAGATGTCGTCCTTGCGGTCCGACGTCTCCCCGAGGAGCCCCTGAGTCAAGATGTCGAAGCGGAAGACGAACTCCGCGCTCACGACGTCCCCGAGACCCTGCTCCTCGCCGTCCGGTCCTACGACGGCGAAGGCGGTCTCCTGGCCCTTCAATCTCTGCGACATGGTGGTACCTCGGCCCCTTCTTAGCTCGTGCTGATGACGGTGTTCTCGCCGATCTCAGTGCGAATCGTGATCGCATCGAGGCTCGAGAGGGTGCGCACCTGGGTGAGGAGCACGAAGACCCCCAGCGCCAGACGCTCCGGTGTGTTGCCACCGACGCCGTCGAGCCGGTAGTCCTCGATCCGCGCCAGGTCGGGCGAGTTGACGCTCAGGAGGCCGCTGAGGAAGCTGTCCTCGGCAGCCGTGAGCGCCTCGCGGCGCGTCAGCCTGTTCAGCTTCTTGCTGTACGGCTTCGCCACACGCGCCATCGAATCCTGGATGAAGTCCGCCATCTTGCGGCGCGCGATGGTGGTGCGCCCCGAGGTGAGGCTGGACGTGACGCCGCTCTGGTACTGGGGGCCATCGTCCGGATCCACGATCGGCGCGCAGATGCCCACCGCCTTGAAGAGCTTGTAATCGGCGATGGTCAGGTCGCGCCCCACGTTCTCCACCTCGAAGAACGCGTCGATGAGGTCGGTGGCCTGAGCCGGGTTCTCCTCCGGGTTCAGGCGCGCGCACAGGGTGGCCAGCGGCGTGTCACCGCCCACCGTGATCACCCCGTCATCCGTGAACCCCAGGCCACCGGCCGAGCCGCGGATGGCGATCTCCGGGACGCGGAGCTTCCAGCCGGGATAGGTGTAGAACAGGCCGTCGTCCCGGTAGGAGGCCACATCGGTGCGCGCGGTGTCCGGCGACACACCCAGCGCAGCGCGCCCGATGAACTTGCGGCTCGTGAGGCCGCCCTCGCGCGCCTGCCGCTGGTTGTCGAGGCCGGCGGCCATGGTGACAGCGGTGCGCCGAGCGCTGACCATGTAGTCCGCCTCGCGCGCAGGGTTGCGCGCGTAGGCGAGCGTCGCGTCCATGGCTGCCTCGTACCGGATGTCCATCTGGGCATCCGTGAGCGCCACCGTGAGCGCGATCGGGTTGCTGCACCCCAGGTCCGTGAAGCTCGGCTGGTCGGTGAGGGTGTCCACCGCCAGCGCAGCCCCGCCCAGAGCCGTCCCGTCGTCCAGCGCAGGGCGCACCTTCACCGCCACCGCTGCCGCCGAGGCCTCCGCGAAGCTGACAGCCTGGGTGGTGACCCACGTGGTCACGCCATCGGTGACGCGCGCACCGGCAGGGAGCGTCCCGCCATCGTGATCCGTCGCTGCCGCCGAGGTGGTGGGGAGCCCGAGCGCCGCCTGGATCGCGCCCGCCGTGATCTGGATGGTGCCCGAGTCCTCGCACACGCGAACGAACCCATCCTCGGTCACGCGCGCGCTCACACCGGCCGAGCCCCAGCCAGCGGTCCCGTTGAAGATCGCCACCAGCTCCGCCGCCGTCACGGCGTCGATGTTGCCCACGTTGCCGGTCCCGGCAGCCGAGAGCGCGGCGAACCCACCCAGGCGCGTGAGCGTGCCGGTCGTGACCTCCTCGATGACGATCCGGCCGGAGAGGCCCAGGATGAGGCCGGTGAGCCGGAGGTTGCCCGAGGAGTTGCTGGCGATGGTGGAGCCGAGAACCGCGTTGATGCGCGACACGATGGTGGCGATCACGCTCTCGGTGCCCAGGAACGACACCAGGACGGGCGCGTTCCCATCGACGGTGATGCGCAGCGCGTCGCCCGCGTTCATCCCGGTGGGCGCGCCGCTCGCGGTGAGCACCGCTGCCGCTGCCGCCAGCGCCGTGGTCGCACCACCAGGCGTCGCCGTCATGGTGTCGCCCGCCGTGAGGTCGAACGGACCGCGCGACGTCCCGGTGACGCACGCCAGCGGCGTGAGCTGCACCTGACCAACGCTGTCGTCCACCCGAGCGATCATCAGGCGACGCGAGCGGAGCCCCTTGAGCTTGAGGTACCCGTTGCCGTTCCACAGCTCGCCGCCACCGCGACGCGCGACCGGGTCCTGGCTCGGGGTGCCACCCCGCACGAAGCCGAAGGAGCCGAACTTCTGCGCGAAGTCCTGGGGCCCGACGACCTCCTGGACCTGGGTGTTGTAGGGGACCGCTCCCAAGCTGTCGCCGCCGGCAGCGTAGGGGCCGTCCTCGAACTGGCCCACCACCAGGACCGCACCCGTGCCCACTCCCGTGGAGGGCGCAGGGGGGGCCAGGTCCACCACGTTGACGGCCTCGATCTCGAGTAGCTGCTCGAGGGTGGGATCCTGATTGTATCGGCGGACGAAGACCATGCTCTGCGCTCCTCTCGACCCCCGTGTGGAGGGGTAGACGGAAGGAGAGTAGCGCAGCCGAGACGGCCCGTCACTCTTGCTCGGGAACCAGCTCCTCGGTGGGGCCGATCGCCACCAGGGACACGATGGGCTGGAGCATCGTGGCGCAGCGCAACTCCACGCTGTCGATGTTCACGTTGACGCTCACGATGGCGCGCCGCTCGTTGGCCCACACCGGATCCGTCTCATCGACGCGACGGTATCCGAGGAGCTGCGCACGCACCGGGAGGCAGTAGTACATCGGCGTCCCGGTGAGCATCAGGCGAGACGTGGCCTCGCCAGGTGAGAAGGCGCTCACCAGCCGCGCCAGAATCGCCTCCCGCTGCGCCACGTTGGTGGCCCAGACGTCGATCTGCATCGTGGCGTCCGCCTCGCCGAGCTTCCACAGGCACGTCCCGGCAATGCCCTTGTCCTCGCAGTCGTAGCGCCCCCACGTGTCCTCGAGCGCGCTGGGTCCGCCGAGCTTGTGGGCGAGGATCGGCACCTCGGACATGCTCAGCGTGGCGCAGGGGTAGGGTGGCTGCGAACCCGGATCGGGCCACTCGTCCAGGACCGCCTCGAAGCGGAACTGCGTGCTCGGGACAGGCGTGGTCCCGCCGTTGCCGTTGATGGCGAACTCGAGCCCCTCCAGGTAGGCGCGCATCACCACCGCCATCGCCTGCTCCGGGTCGATCGCATCGGTGGGGACGCGCACGCCGAACTCGTCGTTCATCAGGATGGGGGTCCCGGTCATCACACCTTCTCCAGCTCGGCAGCCACCATCGCCTCGATCTCGGGGCGCGCCTGCTCCCAAGCGTCGCGGAAGTAGAACCTGGGGCGCGTCCCGCGCAAGGCGATGGCGCGCTGGACGGCGAAGGCGATGGAGCGCGCCTGCCGATCGTCGCGGGCGAGCCCCTTGGTCTTCACCCAGTCGATGAGCGGCTGGAGCGGTGGACGGTGCGGACGGGTGCCCTCCTCCACGAAGCCAGCGTGCGGCGCGTCCACGGTGACCAACGCCCCATCGGGGACGAGCGACACGCCTACGGACGCCGCGAGCTGCCCACTCGCCACCGCGTTGGTCTCGCGGATCTTCTCGACCACGACGCCCTTGAGCCGCTGCGCGCCGAGGCGGAACCCCTTCACCATCGCCTTCTCCAGCTCAGGCACCAGGGCAACGACCTGGCGCTGGAACTGCGTCAGCGTCATCCGCTTGACGGTCATCGCGGCGTCCAGGGCTCCGGTGGACGCCGAGGGTTGCCGTTGGGCGCCATCCTGTCGTCCTGGGCCCGGATGGACACCACCCACTCGAACCGCATCTGGTCGAGGTAGGGAGCGCCAGCGATCACGAAGCGGCGACGCGCCTGCGGATCGCCATCGGCAAAGCGACCGTCTGCCACCACCTCCAGGAAGGCCTCCTCGCCGGGCCCCAGGGCGCGCGGGAAGAGCTTCGTCACCTCGGCCTCGGTGTAGCGCGGGGAGATCTTGCGGAGCCGCGCCTCGCCGCGCTCCGGGCTGCCAGCGTCCTTGGGGGCTCGGCGGAGGTTGCCGAAGTCCACCACCGGAGACGGGACGATCTCGGTGCGCGACACCACGGTGGCCTCGCCGCGCCCCTTGGCGCCACCGCTCCAGCGGAGCACCACCGACCACACGCGATAGGGTGCCAGGCCGAGGCCAGCGACGAGCGCGCGCGCATCGTCCACCACCGCCCCCAGCTCGGCCGCCAGGCTGCTCTCGGCCTCCCACTCGTCGAGGCCGCCAGGGACGCCGCTGGTGTTGGGTCGCTCAGCCACGGATCACCCGATGATGCGAGCGTTGACGCCGCCCGCGCTGGTGGCCCCCTGGTACTCGACCTGCGAGTACGGGTTCGGCACGACGCCGAGCTGGTCGGCCACGCGCAGCGTCCAGAATCGGAGCTGCTCGGTGAGCTGGGTGAACTCGGTGGCGTTCAGCGTGACCTCACCGACGCGGCTCGCCTTGAGCCTCGTGCGAGACTCCGCCATCTGGCACTCCACGCCGAGCGCGCGACACAGGTCGGTGCGCACGCGCGCGCGCGCCTCGGGCCGGATGCGGTGGAACGCATCGAATACCAGGAAAAGCGGCTGGCTCGCCGCCGGATACCCGAGCTGGATGCTCTGCGCGAGCGCAGCCCAGTTGGGATACCCGAGGAGGCGGAGAATCGAGACCTTCTCCGCCTCCGTGAAGACGCTGGTGTCGTTGCCTGGGTCCTGCGCGCTGCTCATGGGGCGTCCTCCGCCCCGCTAGCGTACCAGGCCCAGGCCCAGGCGTCAGGCGCGGTCGACTAGCTCGAGCTGGATGCCGCACCGGCGCAGCATGTCCAGGTCGTGCGTGATGGAGGTCACGCGCGCGCCATCGTTGATGACCACGAGGCGCTGATCGATCGGCACGCGTCCACCCTTGACGACGCGGAAGACCTCGGTGTGGGGCACCGAGGCGAGGTCGCCACGGGACACGCCACGATCGAGCATCGAGAGGTGCTTCTGGCTCCCGAACTTGTAGTTCTTGGGGAGGCGGCGACCCACCTGCTCCTCGATGACCTCCTTGCGAGGCGCGAGCTTCCGCAGATCGTCTCGGCTGATGGGCACCGCGCGCTCGGGCACCGGCGACACGGGGACGCCCAGGAGCCTGGCGTCGTCCGGAGCCGCCTCGTCATCGGCCGGAGCCGGCAGGGTGGGGGCCACGACGGCCTCAGCGGCCTCGCTGGGCGCGGACTCGGTGGCCTCGGTGGTGGTGCCAGCAGTGGGCTCGTCGCCTTCCTTGGCGTTCTTCTCGGTGACAGGAGCGGATCGGGAGCGGGCCATGAGTACCTCCAGGGGGGAACGGGTGAATCCTAGCCTACTCGAGACGGAAAGACGAAGCCCCCCGTGCCTGGGAAGGCGCGAGGGGCTCCGAGAAGCTGAGCGCGCGGCCTACGCGTGCTCGATCACGACGGCGCGCTTGTAGGTGGCGAGGCCACCCGTGCTCCCGTCGGTGGGGGTGGGGAAGTCGCCGCTCCAGCTCCACGAGCTGGTGACGATCTGCTGGAGCGCATCCTGGGGCGCGCGGATGATGTAGCGGACGCGGTCCACCATCACCACGACGCCACCGTTGACCATCGCAGGCATGTCGCTGACGCGACCCTGGACGCCGGCAGGCGTGATGAAGGCAGCGGCCTCGTCCACGTACTTCTCGTACAGAGCGCCAGCGCCCAGCACGAGGGTTCGACGGATCTGGATGCCCGTCTGGTTGCGGACCTCGGCGCCGATGTCGGGAGCCTCCTCCGCCGAACCGCCGCCACCGCTGGTGTCCACCAGGGAGCCGACGTTGGTGCGGATCGGGTTCTCGCGGTTCCGGTAGAAGCGCGCGCCCACCAGGTCGCCGATGATCAGCTCGCGGTAACGAACGTCGTCGGGGAGGCTCTGGTTGAGGCGCTGGAACGCGGGGTCCTGGAAGATCTGCGCCTCGCCCTGGGGCGAGAGGTGCACGTGGTAGAACCCGTCCTCGAAGGTGGGGACGTTGTTCTCGCGGAGGATGGCGATCGCGTTGATGACGGTCTGGAGCGTGAGGATCTCCGTGCCGGTCAGCGCGTCCACCGTGGCGCCACCGCCCTCGCGCAGGAGGGTGGGACGGAAGTCGCTGAACACGCCAGCGCGCAGGGCCAGGCCAGCGCCCAGGGCGGAGGCGAGGTCGAGGATGCCAGGGCCGAACGGCTCGTTCGGGTCCAGCGGCGTCGCGCCGATGACCTGGTTCGTGGCGCCACCCGTGAAGGTGACGGGGATGGGCGCACCGGCGGAGACCGGGACGATGGTCCCGTTCGCCTGCACCTCGGCGAAGCCGTTGAGGCTTGCGACCACGAGCTGCGTCGCGCCGATGCCAGCCGCCAGGATGAGCACCGTGTTCCCGCCCAGGTACGAGCGGTACAGCGGGTCACGCGCCGAGCGGTTCATGTACTGGCCAGCGTGGAGGCCGAGCTTCTTGGTGTCCTCGATGAACGTGGACGCCAGCGACACGAAGCTGGTGGGCATGTGCGTGTCGATCGACTTGCCGTGCTGGGCAGCCGTCGCGCGCCACTGCTCCACGGGGTAGCTCCCGCGCGAGGGGTCGGAGCCCGGCGTGAGGGGGCGGATGTCCACCTCCATGAGGCCGGTGCGGGTGAAGATCTGCGTCTCACCCAGGTTGGCAGGCCACCGCTCGGGGCGAGCCTCGTCCCGGTAGAGGAGGTTCGGGAACAGCGCGTCCCGGAACTCCCGCACCAGGGTCCGATCCTGGATGATGCTCGCCAGCTCCGGCGCGAAACCCTGTAGCGAAATCGTCATGTGCCCTGTTCTCCCGTTTTCCTTCGAAAATGCCGTGCGCCCCGAGGTGGTCCCGACTGTTTACCGCCGTCGTGCGCGTTCGGAGGGGCAGACGAATCCTATCGCGGCGGAGAACACCAAGCAAGAAGCCCCGACGACCACGTGGGATCGCCGGGGCTCATGTGCGTGAAAACGCCTGATTTCAGGTCGTTCCGTACCTCTGGCGCTTGTACTCAGCGTACTCGGCCGGGGTCATGGACATGGTGTCCTTCGGCGCAGGACGCCCGTTCTGCGACTGGTCCGCAGGCGGCGTCACCGCGTTGGGTGTGGTGGTGGTGCTGTTCGCCGGAGGCGCTGCTGGCGCTGCCGGTGTGCCCTCGAGGCCGAAGCGGACGCGCTCGGTGGGCTTCTTCAACTCCTCGGCGAGCCACGCCTTGCGATCCTCGGGCTTCGCCAGCCCCAGGCGATACGTCACGTACCCCACGTCGCGGATCCCATGCTCGGCGGCGAGCCTGGTGATCTCCAGCTCCTCCCTGGCTGCCGCTGCCGCTGCCTCCGCCGTCTCCGCGCGCGCCTTGGCCTCCTGCGCCTCCTGCGCAGCGCGCTCGCTGGCGCTCAGCTCCGCCTTCTTCCGCTCGGCCGCCTCCGCCTTGAGGCGCTCCAGCTCGGCGAGTTGGTCCTTCGCCTTGTCGGGATCCACCCCCAACTCACGGAGCTGCGCGCGAGCCGCCTGAGCGACGCGCTGGTTGAACGCCTCCGCGTTGGGGAACGTGATGGGCTCGGGAGCCGGTGGCGTCCCAGCAGGTGGCGGAGTGTTCGGTGGAGTCGCCGGTGGCTGGTTCGCCGGTGGTGTCCCACCCGCACCGCCGCCACCACCGCCGCCGCCACCACTGCCCTCGCCAGCGGCGGACATCAGTGCGCTCATCATCATCAGCTTTCGAAGCATTCTCCTGGATCCCTTCCCGGCTCTTCCCGCTGCCGTTCGCGTGGCTGAGACGATAGCACGGGAGACGGAAAGCGAAGGGCCCCGATCGCCAGCGCGCCCGAGGCCCTTGGGGTGGGGCTGGTGGGTGGACTACAGCGCGACGGTGTCGCCCATCTTGCTGGCGACCGAGGCCGGCGCAGAGCCGGTGCCAGGGACCGGCAGGAAGACGAGCGTGGCGCGCGTCACCGCATCGGCGATGAGGAACTGGACCGCAGCGCCGGTGTTCGCGAGCGCCGCCTGTCCGGTGGTGGGCGCACCACCGCGAGCGATCACGGTGGCAGCCCCGACGACGGTGCCAGCGGTGGCCGTCGCGGAGAGCAGCGCGAACGCCTCGTACCCCTGGGGCAGCGCAGCGACGCCGGTGCCAGGAACGACCGCGACGTCAGCCGTGATGGGCGCCTGCTCGTGGCTGTAGTACGCCAGCTCCACCTCGGGGTCCGAGCCAGCGGTGTGGATGATGACGTTGCCGGTGGGGGTGACCTTGCACTGGTTCGCGGCGAGGGTGGCGCCCTCGTTCACCGGCTCCTTGAAGCCAGCGTTCGCGCCGCTGCGCAGGAAGCAGGAGACGATTCCAACGGCCTTCTCGCCATCGGGCAGAACCACCGTCCCGGAGACCGACTGGGCCACGATGCGGCGCAGGAGGCCACGGAACGCGGCACCGCCCTTCGCCGTCTGGATGGCGGCCGGGAGCTTGTTCGGGTTGGCCTCGTCGAGGACCGTCTGGAGGGTGCGTGAGAGAAGGGTCATGTGCGCGCGATCGCTTTCTTTTGGGTTTCACCCCAGCTCTGGAGGGGTCATGGCGGGGACCTACATCGTCTCGCGACCGCCCGCAACGATCGTGATGGACCCCTGACCGCTCACCTGCAATCGCGCAGGAGATGCGCTCCGGGGGAACTCGTTGATGAAGAGGCCCTGGACGTCCACGTCCGCCCCAGCTCCAGAAGCCGAGCCGCTGAGGCCGAGCGTCCCGGCCCCAGTGCCACCCGTGACGGTGACGGTGGCATCCTCGCCGGTGCCCAGGCCACGGACCTCGAGCTGGCCATCGCTGCGCACCGTGGCGCGCGGTGTGGCCAAGCCAGCGAGTGCGCACGCAGCGTTGATGCTCGCGGCGCACTGGGCAGCCGTCTGGTCCCCTGCCAGGAA